ATCCAGGCTTCGGTTCAAAAACTGAGGCTGATGACCCCATTACGGAAAAAGATGGTGTCCGTTATAAGACACGTAATGGTGGCTTGGTCAAATTATGTGAAGCAGAGATTACTAAAGGTAAGCTCAATTACTTATGTAAAAACTTTGCAATTAAGAACTCCAACTTTTGTTTACGCCACGGCGGAGTACCAGCAGTAGCAAATACTAATACCCTTAATTTTCAGACAGGCGTTAAAAGTATAAACGCATCAGGTCGGTTTAGGAACGTAGGTTCAAGGTTACTAGGTCGTATTGATGAACTGCGTGAAGACCCTGAGTTGTGGTCACTTCGAGATGATGCTGCTTATATAACTGCACTTCTTGATACTAGGGCTGAGGCTGCGGCTGAAGGCGTAAGTATTGACCAGTACAAAAAGATACAAGAGATATACAGAACGTGTTGTGAAAAGAAGTACTCAGATGATTTCTGGGAAGTGTTCGCTGAAATGGGCAGAGCCTTAGAAAATGTAATGACTGAGTTTGCAGCTGCCAAAGATGTTATTGAACTCATTGAGAAAAGAACGTCTATTGTTGAGACAGAGCAACGCTTACTTCATCAGAAAGCCTATACTCTTGAGGTGGACCAAGCATTTAGTCTTGTAATGCAGATGGTTAAAATCATTCAGGACAACGTCAGTAATGCGGAGGAGTTACAAGGTATCAAGGCTGGTGTAGGTAAATTGCTCGCTGTTTATCAACACACGATTGATGACATGATTATTGATGCTGAGGTAATTGATGGCACAGAAGAGTCAGGTGAATACGAGACTTACTCCGAAGGCGTTGAGGAAGTTCGTCCGTCCGAATAAGCCATTGACTGTAGCGTTGCTTGAAGCAATGCAAGAAAAGTTTGATGAGAACATAGATGGAAGTGAGTTTGGTTCAGTTGCTCATCCTATTGAAGGACACGAATTAGAATACTCTAAGTGGTTAAAGCGTTATGCTCCTCATGCTGCATCGGCTCCACTTGCTAAACATCACATACGTGCTTGGGACTGGGCTGAAGGTATAGAGACTGGTAATCCACCTCCTGCACTTATTGAGTGTTGGTTTCGTGGTGGTGGTAAGTCCACTACTATGGAACTTATCTCTAGTCGTATTGCGGTCAAGGCTACTAGGCGATTCCTTCTATATGTGTGTTCAACTCAGGACGCTGCTAACCGTCACGTTGCAGATATTGCAAACACTATGGAGAAGTGTGGCATTCAACGTGCCATCAATAAGTATGGATACTCAAAGGGTTGGAACGCTGAAAAACTACGTACTGCTAACGGGTTTAACATTCTAGCCTTTGGACTTGATACCGGCGCACGTGGTGTCAAGTTAGACAACCTTCGTCCTGACATGATTATCTTGGACGATATTGATGAACTTGATGACTCAGTCAATAGGGTCGAAAAGAAAATTCAGACTATCACTCAGACTATTCTCCCAGCGAAGAGTACTGATTGTGCAATCGTATTTGTACAGAATAGGATTCACGCTAACTCTGTTATGAGTCGTGTCCTTAGTGGTGAGTTAGATATGTTACAGAACAGAGTCCAATCACCTATTGTTCCAGCTATCGAGAACTTAGATTATCAACCTGTTGAAAAGGATGATGGTCGTACTGGTTACAAGATTACTGGTGGTGTTGCTAACTGGGAACATAAGTCAGTTGAGGTTTGCCAGCGTGAGATTGATGACTTTGGAATCATCGCCTTCCTTAGAGAGTGCCAACACGAAGTAGGTGTTGGTGGACGATTCTTTGGTGACTTCAAAGAGTATGGAAGTGATGGTGAGCCTTGGCACGTTGTTGATAGTGTTGAGGTACAACCCTGGTGGCGTTACTGGGCAAGTCATGACTTTGGTACAGGTAGTCCTGCTGCATTCATACTTTACGCAAGTGATGAGAAGGAAAATATCTATGTCATTGGTGAATTTTATGAAGCAGGTCACGTATCATCTAGGCAAGCCGACAATACACTTCTCCTAGTGGAGAAATTCAAATTAGGTGAACCAGTCGATAGGCGATTCAGGGAAGGTAAGTGGAATACAAAGTTAGAGGCTATTGCTTTTGACTGGGCTAATACATTCCCACCTGAGAATCCTGCACAACGTATTGGTGAGTATCCAGTTGAGATTTGGTGGAAGAAGGGACTACCCTGCGTAAGGGCTGTCAAGGATAGGAAGGCTGGATGGCGTAGGGTTAAAGAGTGGTTGATGGCAACACGTATGGATGGAGACAAGACTAGACCAAGGTTACGTATAGTGCGTGATGCTTGTCCTAACTTGATACGTGAATTAAGTAATACGATGGCTGACCCACGAGACCCTGAAGATATTGATGGTGGAACACGTAGTGACCACGCAATTGACTCATTTCGTTATGGGTTGATGTGGCGTGAGTATCCAGTGAAGTGTCCTGAAACAACGGATATGCAGAACTGGAAACCACTATGGGCTGATGATGGATACGGTAGGAAGGATTACTTGTGAGACCGATGAACATTTACTTTGGTACACTTGCTTTTATAGTAAGTTGTGCGTGTGTATATACTGCGTATGAATTACACTGTATCCGTAGGAATATCCCCGTCAAAAAAGAACGGGACGATAAGGATTGGTACATCTGATGAGGCTTCCACTGCAACGCAAAAGGAATAAGAATACTGTTGGTATGGACGTTATGTCCGGGCTAGTGTCTTTTGCAGAACAGAAGATGCAAGAGGAATCAGAACCAAAGGTTATGGCTTTTGAGAAGCGTATGGTTCAAGGTATTCCTGGAGCAGCTGAACTCAAAAATGATGAGACCATCAACAACAACAATCTAACGATTGACCATAACTCAAATGAGTGGAAGGTATTACCTGAAGCACCAGATGAAGAGAAGCTTGAGATAATCAAGTTTGTCAAAGGTCAGTTCGATATTGCTTATCGAGCAAGGCAGGAGATGGAACTTGAGTGGGCTATGGCTATTGCCTTCTTTGAAGGACGGCAGTGGTTCCGTATCTCAAGTCAGACCCGTAACCTTATCCAGTTGCAGAATAAGGATGAACCTAACCGTTACATCACAGTCAACAAGATGCGTCCTTTGATTGATGGTGTAGTTGGTAAGTTGACTCAGGTAGCACCAGACGCACGAGCAGTACCACTATCTCACACTCAAAGAGACTTACTTGCCTCGGATGAGGCAAACCACATTTGTGGTCACTACAATCGTAAGTTTAGTCGTGAGACTCAGCTCAAAGAGCGTGTTCGCTGGGCTTGTGTCTGCGGTACTTCCTACTTGAAGATTTACTGGGATGCTAAAGGTGAACAGGTCATGCCTTACTTCTCTCCTGAAACAGGTGAGATTACAGGGTATGAGAACATTAATATTGGTGATGTTAGAGAAGAGATTCTTCCAGCATTTGATGTATTCCTAGACCCAACAGCAAAGCGTGATGCTGACGTTCGTTGGTTGATTCACGCATCTGCTAAACCACTATCTTGGTTCGTAGATAACTACGGCGATATTGGTAAGTTGGTAAACCCTGATGCGTTGACAGGTAATAACGCTTCCTATATTGACTCATATCTTGAGGGTGGTAATGGTTCCGGTAACGGATGGGTTCCACCTAGTACAGCACGACTTGCACAGAGTGATTCTAAAAAACGTGCAGCAATTGTATATGAGTACTGGGAAAAACCGTCACAACAGTATCCGTCAGGGCGATACATAGTTAGCACTAACTCAGTACTGCTTCACGCTGGTCCTTGGTTGTACAAGAAGAAGGATGAGTTTCCATTCATTCCACTACGTTGGCAACCTCGTTCAGGTACTCCTTATGGACATTCCCTAGGATTTGACCTCTGTTCACTACAGCAGACGTATAACCGGGTGTACTCACGTATGCTTGAGCAGTTTGAGCAACAGCGTGACTACGTTATGGTTCAGCGTCTATCTAACGTAGGTGCTGATGCCTTTAACCATAAGGGTGATGACTACTACGACGAGAGTAGGACATACAAGAAGATTTACTACAACCCTGGTTCTGCGCCTCCAGTAGTATCTCGTGCGCCTGGCATTGGTGGTGACCTATTCCCTATGCTCCAGTACATCGAGAAGGACATGATGGATATCGCTGGACTGCATGATGTATCTCAAGGAATGGCTCCTGCTGGTACACCTGCTGAGGCTGTTCAACTCCTTCAACGTGCTGATAACACTCAACACTCCTACGTACGTGCAGATATTGAGATATCAGCTGCGAAGATTAAAGAGTGGGAGATTGCTCTTGTAGAGCAGTTTGGCGTTGCTCCATTCATTGGTAATGTTGACCAAGAATCTAATCCTTATGAGGATATCGAGCAGGGTGTCATTACTTTTGACCATATTCGCAGTGGTGGTCAGTATCGTATTGTCTACGTACCGGGGTCCAGTATGGAAGATAGCCCTGACCAGAAGTTGCAGAAGTTGCTTGCTATGCGTCAGATGGGATTGTTCGGTGACCCTGGTGACCCATCAACTAATAAGTTGGTTGTTAGTATGCTCAACATACCTGAGACCTCAAAGATTATTCAGCACTTGAATGACCAAGAAGAGGGTATGGCTCAACAGGCAATGATGATGCAACAACAGATGATGGAGCAACAACAGGTTGCTGCTGAATCCGTAAAGCGGTTCAACCCAGAGGAAGCTCAGATGCTTTCTCAATTAGATATACAGAAGATTCAAGCTCAGGTTGCTGCTAAGACTGAAGCTGACCTTCTAAAGATGCGGGAGCGTTCACGCCTGACTCAGGAGAACGATGCTGCAAAGGGAATAGTTGATATCTCTAAGGAAAAACTTAAGAATCAAATCATTCCAAACGCCAACGGATAGTTGGCAAGTTTGTAAATAAGGAGTACGATAAATTTGTCAGACGAGATGATGATACATACACCCGATTCATCAACGGGTGCGTCAGACGGTTATGGCGTTGGAAACGCTATTTTGGACGCAGTTCGTGGAGCCGCCGACTACGATACTGTAAGCACAACAGGCGTTAACGATAGTGCTACGGTCCCAGTGGAGCAATCCACAAATGACGATAACTTCGGTTATCTGTCACAGCCAGTCAGCGATACCAAGGAACCCGGTCCTATCCCTTACGATAGGTTCAGGGAAGTAAATGATAAGGCTAAGTCTTATTCTGAACGCTTGGACAAGTGGGCTGATGTTATTAGTCAGTTTGAACAGCAGGGATTTCAATCGTCTGCTGACTTACAGAAGGCTATTCAACAGCAACAGGTTCAGGCTCAAGAAGAGTCTATTAAACAGCGTTATCACGAACTTGAATCTCAAGACTTGATTGACCCAGCAACTGCACAACTGCAGCTTGATGCTGAACTCCAGAAGTTCCGCTATGAACAGGCTATGCAGGAAGTCAGTCAGTTTATGGTTCAACGAGAACGAGAGCAAGCAGTCCAGCAGTATCCGTTGGCACAGAAGGCGAGTCATATGGTGGACAGTCTTGTATCTGCTGGTGTTAAACCATCAGATGCAGTACGTTTAGTTCACGACCAGATTCAGAGTCTTCAACAATCACTTTTGCCAGAACTTACCAAACAGGTTGTTCAAGGTCAACGTACTCCGACCCCGCAATCTCAGGCGGGTTCAGCGGCTCCAGTGGTTGGTGGCTCACAACAATCACCACGTCGGATGGGTCTATCAGAATTGATGGGCATCAACCGAAATCGAACAATGTAGGAAAGGCTAAGTAAATGGCTATTGACTTTAACGGAGCCTTGACGCTTGCGGACCAAGCAGCTATTAGCAACGACCCTCTCGTCAAGGAAATCACAAAATCTCTTCATCAGACTTGGAATGCCCTTAAGGATATTCCTCTCTATACTTCCCCATCGCTCAAGCAGATTGGTGTTCGTTACCTGAACTCAGGTATCCCTTCGCCAAACTGGACTGGCGTTAACTCTGAGCCGGTAGCGGTTAAGGGTCGACCAAAGTCTTACGAAGAGCAGATGTATCTTATTCGTAACAAGATTCTTGTAGACCACGTTCTGCTTGACCAGCCTACGAATATCATCGACCCAATCGAAGCTCAGGTACAAATCTTCCTCGAAGGTTTTGCTTATGACTTCAACGATAAGTTCGTAAACAATAACCCGCTAACAGGCAATATTGACTGTTTTCCGGGTCTCGCTTATCGTATGGACAACCCTAGTGACTTTGACATTCCTTCTGAAATGTCTTTGATTGCACCAGACGCTGCCCGTATTGATATCTCTGCTAGTACGACATCTGCTACGGCTAACGCATTCTTTGCTTACCTCCAGCAGTTGCTTGACAACATGAACTCCCCAGATGGAGATGGTGTTGTTTTGTATATGTCTGAGAAGGCAAAGCGTTCCGTTGAGTTTGCTATCCGTACTATGGGTATTGGTGCTGGTTTCGATGTCACTCGTGACTCGTTCGACCGCCCAGTTGAGAAGTACAAGAATGCAACCGTTCGTACAGTTGGTCGTAAGGCTGACGGTACTACGAGTGTAATCTCGGATACTCAGACCGCATCTGGTATTACAGGTTCCGTTGCTTCCTCCATCTATGCAGTTCGTTATGGAACTGGATATGCACAGGGATGGCAGAGTGGACCATTCAAGCCAACCTACCTTGGTCTTTCCAAGGAAAATGGCATCATGCACAACGTTGTCTTCGACTGGGGTATCGGTTTGTGGATTCCACACACTCGTGCTGTTGGTCGCTTGTTCTGCCGAGTCGCATAATAGAAAGGAAGAAAAGAAATGGCACGTGATAAGAAGGCTTCCTTCAAATTCTCTACTGTTGCTGACGGAACTGGAACAATTGCTCAGGCTCCTGTTTCTGGCTCTGGTAATCTTCAGACTGTTGCTACATACTCTGGTAGCAAGGCATATACAGTTGCATCTGATGTATTCCAAACCTGGAATGAGATTGTAGCAGACGCTGCTGCATTTGGTTCTCAGGCAGATACCAAGACATCTACAGCTGCTGCACTCGTTGGTAACAACGGTCAGAATAGCCCACAGTTCGTCAAGGTTATCTACCAGAACAATGCATCTGTATCTGGTGCAGGAACACCAACACTTAGTGTAGTTGGAAGTACTGCTGCAACAACAAGTGGAAACGCTGGTGCGCTTTCCTCTTCAGTTCCAGTTACTGCTGCGACTGCGCTTGATACGACTGTAAGTGTAACAAAGGTTGTTTACCTTCCATTGTTGACACCACGACCATATATTCAGCTTCAGATTACTGGCACTACATCAAGTGGTGCTGGGACGGTAACAATCCTGATGGCTGCAATTGTCAATGGACGTGACGGTTCGGTCGGTCTCTAATTAGACTAAGGTAACAAGATGACACTAGGTGAAATCAAACAAAAGGTCAGGATGATAGGTTTGCACCACTTTGGTAGCAAGCAAGACCTTGACCCATTTGGCTTGGAATACCTAGTGTTGGAAGCTGCCAATCAGATAGCCCGTAAAACAGACTGTTTGTTTGGCAGACGTTACCTAGACTTAGAAGATGGTACAGACGAGTATTGCTCCCCTGATATGTATCGTATTAGGGGAGTATTCAAGTTAGAAGATAACGAGTACCGACGGTTACGACTATTAGACTTTGCTGATAGGCAAGTAGACCGCTATAGGACTCAAGGTGACGCTGTTATTGACGCTTGCATACTTTATGCAACGAATAGGCTTAGGTTCCTTCCTACGCCAATCTCAAGTGTTACAAACGGCGTGATGATTGAAGGTTACTGTCAACCTGGAATGATATGGCAGTACGATACGAACGGTAATGCTGTACCTCTGGCAGATGACCAAGAGTGTCCATTACCAGACTCAGCACACGACTGTCTTGTTTTTAGTGTTCTTTACTCTCGTGCTATGCAGATGAAGGATGCTAATGTACTTGCTATATATAAGGCAGAATATTTAGATAGACTGGGTATGGTTGAATCTAACTCTGCTATCTATGGTCGAAGGACAGTTTAATGGCAACCCTGACTACACTTACATCAGAGGTTATTCGCCTCTTGAACGAAGCAACTAACTCCTCAGTAGGTGAAGTTGGCGATGGTTCAGGAACTGTTACGACTACGACCAATCAAACGATTGAGGTTTACCTCAACGAAGCTATTAAAGAAACGTGTAGGACTTGTATATACGTTCCAGCAAAAGGAACAGTTACTCAGTCCAATCCTATTATCAACTTGTCTAGCATTAGCCTAGACTCAACCTATGTACCAACTGACGCTTCAACGGTGAACGACGCTAGTAGTATGTGGTTTCCTCTTACTGTCCAATCTGGGCTTACAAACCTAGTCCACTGTAGTGAGCCTACCCTAAGGGCATATGACCCCACGTTCGAGTCTACAGCGGCTGGTACGCCTAAGTATTGGTATCGCTCTGGTGATTACCAGATAAGGATTTATCCTGCTCCATCAGCATCCACTGTATTTACTGTTTATGGTTGTGGCACACTTGGTGATATTGGTGCTACATCTGTTACGGTTATTCCTGATGACTTGCAGTTAAGAATGTGGGCTAGTTACGCTGCCTACAAGTTGGCATTAAAGAATACGGATGACCCATCTGTTGCTCAACGTGCCTTCTGGGGAAATTGGTACAACGAGACTCGTATGAGATTGTGGTCTCAACTTGATACATTCTTGCGTATGCCAGGTTCTCCATTTGCAATCCCTCCAGTTACAGGTGGTTCCGATGGAAGCTAAAGACATCCTCCCAGTAGTACTTTCTACTTTGCTCACCGGCGTATCGTCATTCTTAGGCGCATCATTTACGTTTGTACGTAAAGTAGACAAGCTTGAGATTATGCTGGCTAACCTTACAACACAAAGTGAGATTCAGTATAAAGACCTCAAGAGTAGCATTCACGATATGCGAGTTGAGATTGTACGACTGGATAAAGAGTTGCAGAATGTCAAGGAACGACTTAGAGTCCTAGAGGAAAAGACTAAGACACAAAGATGAACATAGCCTGGAGTAGACTGGTATGGATTGCACTTGGTGCATTTATGGCTAGTGCTGGACCCGCATTCAATATGGAGTGGGAAGCAAGGCACATACCAGATACTGCCACGTTTGGTTATGTTATGAAGGCGTTTACGTTATGTGCTATTGAAGGAGTACGTGCAGGTGTTCCTGCACTGGCAACTGCGGTCATAGCATTCTTTGTACGTCAGGACTCAGATGCAAAAGTCTTTCAGTTGCAGTCTCAAAAAGAAGTAGTATTGAAACATATACGTGAGAGTTCGCCAAGTGACTTAGTTTTTGGTAAGTCAACTAAAGAGGAAATAACATGAGCTGGCTAAGTAAGTTATTGAAGAAGACTACTAACGTCCCTGAAGTCAAGATACCTTTTGGTGAGGCTATGATTCTCAGTCAGATTGCTGACAACCTAGACTTTATGAGTGTGGGTGACCTTGAGAAGTTGCGTGACCTTGCGATGGTTGCTATTGATAAGCGTAAGGTGAAGAAGTGATGGGCGCAGTGCTTGCACTCTACGGTAGCAAGGCGGTAGCGGCGGGTGTCTCCGCTGCGGTGAGTTCTGTGCTGGCGTTCTTGACGATGCCGTTCAAGGGTGTGCAGGCGAACAGCCTAAAGGTGGGTAAATGAACATCCAGAACTATCGAATCGAGCCGAATCCTAATGTCCCCGGTGACTGGATTGTCTTTGGTGACATCTACGATGAAAACAATATCCTGATAGGCACATTTGGACCTGATGGCACGAGTGTTTTTGCTTGGTGGCCACTTCAGTCAGTAGACTTTCAGACCGCTTATGTTTCACAATTTACTAGCGTGATGGCTAGACAAATTGCATATGGAGACTCAGTCTAATGGCAACATACTATGTTCGTCCAGACGGCAATAACTCAAATACTGGTACTGGTCAATCGACTGGTCAAGCGTGGCAAACACTTGCAAAAGCGTTAGGAGCCAGTGGTATTGGCTCTGGTGACACCCTTTATATTGCACCCGGAACATACACTGAAGCCGTAACTATTGGAGGCACATATACTGCGCCAACATATGTATATGGTGACCCGTTATGCCAGCAGTTTACAGGTATTAGTGCAGGCTCAGTAAGGCACAGTTCCGCAACATCTACTGGTAATGACCGGATAATCAACAGCATCTTGTTATCTGGCTCAGGTAAATCAAATCTTAATTTCAGAAACATCCACTGGTTATCGTGCAACAATTACAATCAAGTAAGTTTACTTCTTGGTCAAAATAACACGTTTACAAAATGCGTATTTGAACAGGTGTTCTCAACAGGGCCTATAAATTGTGTTCTTACTGCGCCGTCAACACTAGCCTTAAATGTAGTCTTTGATAGTTGTATATTTCTATCAGGTAACAATAGCACTGGTACGTGTTCAATAACAGGTAATAATGTTGCAGACATTAGTACAATAAAAAACTGTTTATTTATTGGAACAAATACATATCACGGTGTCTTATTAGTTGGCACACAGTGTGAAGTTATAAACTGCAATTTCAATAATTACAATATTGCGGTGGGAGTCGGCACTGGCTCGGCAACATTTGTATCTTCAGTTAAAAACTGTGTATTTAGTAGATGTGCGTATGCAGTACTTGCAGTAACTCTTGGTCATGTAACAGCCACATATAACAGATTGTGCTTGGCGGCACTTAGTAACGTAGCAACCTCTGTCACTAATCAGACTGAAGGTATCTCTGGATTAGATACTGGGTATTCCTTACTCGCTGGTTTGCAAAACCTGCAATTTTTTAGTAGTTATTTTGGTAGCCCAAATACATCCGCAGGTATTGCAACAGGCGCACCGGCTACCGATATGTACGGCGTAACGTGGACTGGAACTAGCCCAGATACTGGTTCCGCAACATACCGAAGTCTGTCTTCAGTTGGTTCATACAACCCAACCGAGCGCAACGCCAGCACCATCACCATCGCACCTGCAAGCACCTCACAAAGCATCGAGTTCTACCTCGGTGCTACAGGGCTGACGTTTGCCACGAGCGGTCTATCAGCCCGTTACAATCGCTCACGCACTCCTAGTGTAAACATCCCTCTTGTAGCACGTGTTATTGACGGAACAGCACCTACTGGAGGATGGACTGCTGGTGGATTTGCTGAAGTAGATTCAGTCAATATGCCGGGTGTGTATAGACTTGACCTCCCTGATGCCGCACTAGCGGCAGGGGCAGATGATGTTACTGTAGTAGTCAGAGGCGCATCTGGTACTAACGGTGCAGTAATGACCATCAAACTTTCGAGTGGTGGTCTTACAGCAGCGCAGACAGCATTTGCTGTATGGGATGAAGAATCTGCTGGTTACACTTCAGGTACAAAGTTTGGAGGTCTGGTTGTCGAGACACGAGCTGAAATGCAAGAGACGTTAGGGAAAGTAAATGACCTTCCACAAACCATTTGGAATGAACCTAAAGCAGGTCTTGCAACACCAGGGACGTTTGGTGCTAGGTTACAGGATAATGTACTGGCAGATGAACTGCTCGCAAGAGAAATAGGTAGTGGTTCAGGTGCAGGAGCAATCAACGAGCGGACTGTAAGGTCTGCTCTAAGAGGTTTGCGTAATAAGACTACAGTCATCAATAATGAGATGACTGTTTACAAAGAAGACGATACGAGTACTGCGTGGTCTGCTACAGTGAGTAGTAGTGATAGCAGTAAGACTATTACTGGCGTTGACCCAGCGTAGAGGTATTACATGAATCAAATCAGTATAAGCAGGTTGCTAGTTATTGCTCTTATCGCTTTCGTAGCTGCATTCACCTCGGTATTCGGCGATGGCATCCGGACATCCGAAGCACACGACATCAGCGAGCTCGGCGCAGTGCTTGCACTCTACGGGAGCAAGGCGGTAGCGGCGGGTGTCTCAGCTGCTGTGAGCAGTGTGCTGGCGTTCTTGACGATGCCGTTCAAGGGTACGAATGCGAACAGTTTGAAGGTGGGCAAATGACACCTGTAAACCTTATGAACTACCGAGCGGAGCGTACC